GGAGATGCTGGGACAGCAGGAACAGATGATACGTTAGAGTTTGGTGCTTCTGATGATATGCAATTATATCACGATGGTACAAATTCTTTTCTTGCCAACAAAACGGGTGTTTTAAAAATAGCAACTGAAACATCTGGTATAGCTGTAACTATTGGTCACACAACCTCTGAAACAACAATAGCTGATAACGCTACCATAACTGGTACTGCTAGTGTTGGAGGAAATTTAACTGTTGGTGCAAACATTGTTGCAGCCTCAGCTATAACACTAGACTGTGGTGCAGATATTACATTAGACGCAGACGGTGGTGATATACTATTTAAAGATGGTGGCACTACGATTGCTACACTATCCAACACATCAAGTGATTTTGTTATTACAACGGGTGTACAAGATAAAGACTTTATAATCAAAGGAGATGATGGTGGATCAGCCATTACAGCATTGACAATAGATATGTCCGCTGCAGGTGCTGCAACATTTAACAATGACATAACTGCTTTTTCTGATAGACGATTAAAGACAGATATAACAAATATAGAAAATGCTTTGCCAAAAGTTATGAGGATGCAAGGCGTATACTACAAAAGAAATGATGTTGAAGATGCCAAAGAACAAATTGGTGTTATAGCACAAGATATGGAAACCATTGTACCAGAGGTTGTATTGACGGCTGATGATGAAATGCAAACCAAGTCTGTTGATTACGGCAAGCTGTGTGCGGTGCTTATAGAAAGTATAAAAGAATTAAAAGCAGAAATCGATGAATTAAAGAAGAAATAATCATGGCGTTAACTGGATCAGGCGCAATAAGTTTTGCCAATATAAGGGATGAATTTAGTCCTGGGAGCAACACCTCGGTTTCTCTTAGTGATTATTATCGTCAAGGCAGTAAGATCAGAGCCAAGGCTGGGGACAATAACGCAACTCATTTAGCCTCTGGTGTGCCCACAAGTGGTGCTTTAGCTCTTAGTGATTATCACGGAACGGGTCGTGGCTTTCAATTTATCATAAGTTCTACAACTACTAATCAAAATGCATCTACTATATTTGGTGATGACTATGACCTTGATTACCCTAAAATAATAAAGGTAAACTCTGGTGTTACCGTGGGGGCCAGCAATACAAGCAACTATGCTATTAACGTACCATCAGGTGCAGCTGGCGCGGTTACCATAGAAAACGCAGGATCTATATTGGGCGCGGGTGGCGCGGCTAACGGCGGAACAGGTGGTGATGCCATCTTTGCAGGATCATCTTGTACAGTCACAAACACAGGGACAATAGCCTCTGGAGGTGGAGGCGGTGGCAATGGCGGCGCAGGTGGTAGCGGCGTTGTTGAGATAAACGCTTCTTTAAATAATTTTACAGACGAAGGCGGAACGCCTTATGGTGGTGGTAACACGCCTAACAATGATGTACCCTCATGGTTTAGTCAATATGGTGGTAGCCACGATTTAAATGGTCAGGGTGTTGTTGGTGACAGAAAATGGGGTGGTATTAATGGAAACGCTCCTCAATCTGGGGCAGTCAACGTAAGTTGGGGTTTATTTACAACGTCAACCTCTTTTAGAGGATCTCTTGCAAACAGAGGTCCGTTTTATTGCTCATTTCAATTAGGCACCGCAGGAACTTATACCTTAACCAGTGCTACAATAACATCCACCTATGGTTCAGGATATGGAAGCCCTCAAATAAATATAAGCACAAGTAACTCTTCTGCTAGTCAAGGACAAGGTGGAGCTACTTATACAGGTGGTCAGACAATGAACTTATCCGCAGATACCACTTACTATTTAGTGGGGTCTTTAAGTAATATTAGCGGTGGGACTAATTTATATTATAATAATTTTGATTTCAGTTTTAGTTTAAAAGTAAACTCTATTACATCAGGTGGATCAGCAGGTGCAGGTGGTGCAGGCGCAGGATATAATCAAAGTGCAGGATCAGGTGCATCAGGTGGGTCAGCTGGCGGCGAGAATGCAGGCGCAGGCGGAGCTGGCGGTAATGGTGGTGCGTTAGGTGCGGCAGGCAGTAATGGTACATCAGGAGGTAATGGCTCTGGAGATAGTATTTCTTTTCCATCAAGTGCACCAACAAATGGTGGTGGTGCTACATCAGGAGGAGCTGCAGGTAAATATATAAACGGTATAAGTAATGTTACACTTAGTAATTCTGGAACAGTAGCAGGGAACACAGCATAATGCCTTTTACTAAATTACAATTTAAACCTGGAATAGTTAGCGATATCACTTCTTACAGCACAGAAGGTGGTTATGTTAATGGAGACAAAATAAGATTTAGACTAGGGTTTCCTGAAAAGATAGGTGGTTGGGAGAAGTACATGTCCTCAACTTATCTTGGATCCGCTCGTGCTTTACATAACTGGTCTGCCTTGGATGGTTCTAATTTTCTGGGTATAGGTACGACTTTTAAGTATTACATCGAAGAAGGTCAGACATTAAACGATATTACTCCAAATAGAGCTACAACCACTAACGGTATTACGTTTGCCGCGACTAACGGATCAGCAACTATAACAGCAACAGATTCAGCTCACGGTGCGGTTGAGGGTGATTTTGTTGTTATCTCAGGTGCAGCCTCATTAGGTGGTAATATTACAGCGGCTGTTTTGAACACAGAACATCAGATTGTAACGGTGCCGACTGCTAATACATACACCATAACAGCGAGTGCCACGGCCAACGGGTCTGATACAGGTAACGGCGGCTCAGGTGTAGACGGCGTATATCAGATAAACGTAGGACTAGATACGACTGTAGGTGGCACAGGTTGGGGCGCAGGATTGTTTGGTGGTATTACAACCACAGCCTTGCAGACACAACTTAATGAGGCTTTGGACAATAGTGAAACAGCGGTAGATGTAGATGATGAGACAGGGATTACAACAGCGGGAGATATCATACTTGTTGATGAAGAACTTATGCTTGTAGCAGGAGACACTGACGATAACACTTTAAATGTAACAAGAGGGCATAGTGGTACAACTGCCGTGGCTCACGATGATAATACTCTTGTTCGATTAGCTAAAGGTAATGCTAGCACGTCAGCTGATTTTACAGGGTGGGGTATAGCCTCGGCTGGTGGTGTTACAACTACGAGTGAGTTAAGATTATGGTCACACGATAATTTTGGAGAAGACTTACTTATTAATCCAAGAGATGGACAGATATATTATTGGGATAAATCAGACAACTTGACTAGCAGAGCGGTAGAAGTATCTACTGAATCTGGTGCAAGTAATACACCTACGATAGCTAAACAGATTATGGTATCTGACCAAGACAGGCACGTCATTGCTTTTGGTGCAAACACACTTGGAACGACAATACAAGATCCCTTGTTGGTACGTTTCTCTAGTCAAGAATCTTTAGTAGACTGGACACCTACAGCCACTAACACGGCGGGTGATCTAAGATTAGGTGGTGGATCGGAGTTTATACAAGCAGTAGAAACCAAGCAGGCTATCTTGATTTTTACAGACAAAACACTTCATGCGATGAAATTTATAGGACCTCCCTTTACATTTGGTCTGCAAGAACTGTCTAAGAACATCACAATTATAAGTCCAAAGGCCGCTGTTGCTGTAGAAGATACCGTATACTGGATGGGCCGTGATACATTTTACATATATTCTGGTGGTCGAACGCAGCAGATACCGTGCACTGTCAAGGACAAAGTGTTTCTAGATATAAATACCAGTCAGTTAGAAAAAGTATTTGGCGGTGTAAATAGTGAGTTTAGTGAGGTCATCTGGTTTTATCCAAGCGCAAGTAGTGAAACTAATAGTAACTATGTCATATTTAATTATGCAGACAACACTTGGTATTATGGCACGTTAGCTAGAGATGCGTGGATAGACCGCGGCTTACGGGCCAATCCTATTGCATCGGGTGCGGGTTACTTATATAACCAAGAGATTGGCTTTGATGATGACGGATCAGCCATGTCTTCTTTTATAGAGTCAGCACCTATTGACATAGCTGATGGTGAAAAGTTTGCCTTTATCAAGAGAATTATACCTGACATAAGCTTCAATGGATCTAGTGCTTTAAGTTCTCCAAATGCCACCTTTACATTAAAAGCGCGTAACTTCCCTGGGGTAAACTTTACAGATACAGATACAGGCACGGCTACTAGAACCAGTACGTCACCTGTAGAAGCGTTTACAGAAAAGTTAGATGTTAGGGTTAGAGGTAGATCCTTTGCTTTACGGATAGATTCAGATGCACTAGGGTGTAAGTGGAAGTTAGGTTCACCTCGTATAGATGTTCGACAGGATGGTAGACGATAATGTTAATAACCAGTATACCACAGTATATTCAAGGACTTACCAATGCCAAGTTAGACTTGACTACAACTAATGCTACAACGCTATACACTGCTCCAAGTGCGGCAGACTTTAATGCATCTATTATTAGTTCTATTTTGATATCTAATGATTCAGGTAGTGCAGATACAATAACATTGACTTTAACTAATGGCACAACGGTGTTTAGTTTGTTTAAGGTCAAAGCGGTTGCAGCTAATACAACAGTAGAGTTATTAACACGAGATTTGGTATTAGAGAGTGCTGAGATTTTAAAAGCCACAGCAGCTACGGCAAACAGGCTACATGTAGTGGCTAGTATACAAGAATTTACTAAACAAAGAATTACTACGAGCGCTATTATATAGGATTGAACAACTAAAACTTTCATGGTAAGGTATTAGGCATGACTGCAAATTTAAAAACAGAAGAGATACCAGCTGGCGGAATTGCAGACTTTGTGATGACGGACGAGCAGATAGAGCAACTAGAGGCCGAAGAGCTCAAAGAGCAGTTTGGCACTAATGGTATTGCTCAGTTCTCGGATGTTGGCAAGAAGATGGCTAACTTTGGTCGTTATGGTGATGACACTGTAGCTCACGTTGAAACAGGCGAGCTCATCGTCCCACGGGCCTTGATTGA